GTCCGTCATATTCGGTTGGCACGTTCTTGGTGGAGTAGCTGCTGATGACTCGTATGACGTTTTCACGGAAGGCACCGACAAACTCGCCTCGATTTTCCACAACGTTGTTGATAGCTGTCATTATCGCTTCGTGCAGGACATCTTCCTTGAACGTAGGTGAGTGTTTACAGTTCTTGGTTCCGTTTTTTAGGCGGTTCTCACATCGCCACACAGCGCTTTTCTGACCGTATTTAGACCATATCTGCCTTCGGTAAGGCTGGCCGCATTCCTTGCAGACCATGATGTCGGTCAGGGCGAATTTGGAGCTGTATTTACTTTTCTCCTTTTCCTTATCCTGCTTTGCCCTTCGGGCTGCCGCAGTTTTACTTAGGCTTGCCCTCCGTGCTTTTTCCTCCTGTACCTGATAATAAAGCTCCTTGGGGATGATGGCCTCGTGGTCATCCTCTATGTAATACTGGGGGACGATGCCTTTGTTCTTCACCCGCTTTTTGGTGAGAAAATCGATGGTATAGGTTTTCTGCTGAAGGACGTCGCCCATGTATTTTTCGTTGCTCAGCATTTTTTCGATGACGCCGGGGCACCACTTGATCAGTCCGGTGACGGTGGTGATACCTTCCGACTCTAATATCTTGGTAATCTGTATTATGCTGCTCCCTTCAAGGTAAAGCCGGAAAATCCGTCTGACCAGCTCTGCTTCCTCCGGTACGATGACCAACTCGCTGTTCTTATCCTTGGTGTAGCCTAAAAACTTATTATGGTTGACCGAGACGATGCCGTTCTCAAATCGTCTGACAAGACCCCACCGGGTGTTTTCACTAAGGTTCCGGCTTTCCTCCTGCGCCTGGCTGCTCAGGATGGTTATTAAAAGCTCGCCGGTTCCCTCCAGCGTATTCACCCCTTCCTTTTCGAAGAAGACGGCAACGTTCATTTCCTTGAGCTTGCGGATGTTCTGTAGGCTGTCCACCGTGTTTCTGGCAAAGCGGCTGACCGACTTGGTGATGACCATGTCGATTTTTCCGGCCATACAGTCCTCGATCATGGTGTTGAAGTCATCTCGCTTTTTGGTGTTTGTGGCGCTTTTACCGTCATCCGCATAGATTCCGGCGAGCTTCCAGTTGGGATTGCTCTTGATTTTTTCGGTATAGTAAGAAACTTGGGCTTCGTAGCTGGTTTCCTGCTGCTCCAGCGTAGTGCTGACTCGGCAGTATGCCGCCACCCGCAGGGCTTTAAACTGAGGTTTTATGCTCCTGTCATACTCCGGTAGGGAAGGTATAAGGGATATGCTTTTCTTTTTTGCTGTCGCTGTCTGCATCATAGGTTCTCCTTCCTTGGCTTAATATCCAGCTTCCATAGTTAATCCGTTTATAAATTCAAACACCAGCCGATGGTCGGCGTAAACCGTGATTTGCTTTATCACCGTCAGAAACAGTTCCTCATCGAATTCTGTGAGAGGCCGTCTGTCTGAAAGCGCCTGTTTCATCTTCCTGGTGTTATATTCGGCGTCATCAATCCTTGCCGTTTTATAAAAGGCTTGTGCTCGTTTAAAAATAAGAGCCGGAAGCTCCTTGGACGAATACCGCCCTTCTGCTTCCAGCTCTTTGATTTGCTGATCCAGTCTATTATATTCACGGTTATTTGGAATTGGCTCTTTCTTTGTCGTCGGGTCGAGGATTTGCAATCTTGTCAGAATCCGGTTGGCTACCTCAATGAAGGCTTTTTCAATCTGCTCATCTGCGAGGAACCCACACCTGCAGCACACTCGGTTCTTGTAAATATATCTCTTGCATTTCCAGAGGGACTTCTCCGATGCTCTACCACAGTGCTCGATGTATTTGCGGTAAACCTCGCCGCATTCCCCGCACCGGAGCTTTCCGGTGAATGGATATTGGCAGTTCGCGCTGTTTGGTTGAATGCTTCGCCCCATCTGTTCACAGCGTTCATATCGGTGTTTCTGCACCTGCTCGAACAGCTCGGTGCCAATCAATTGCGGGTAAAATTCATCCCCAAGGTATTTGATATTCTCCAGTATCTTGCCGATTGAGCCATGGTTCCAGGAGGATTTGTTGTTAGCGTTTGGAAAGCCCATTTCGGCAAGCTGCTTTGCAAGGGAAGAGGTGGAGTCCCCGGAAAGATAGTCTGCAAATATCTTTTTTACAACAGTCGCCTTGGGTTCATCAAGCTGTATTTTACCATCCACCAACTTATACCCGATGGGCATATGCCTTTGCATCATCCTCTATCGCCTCCTTCCTGCGGGGTTCGGACAGTTCCAGCCGGTTGATAAGCCGGAAGGTAATTTGTCCGTTTTTCTGTACGATGACCTTGTCTATCGCCTGTAAAAATAAATCCTCACGGTATTCTTCAATAACGTGAGGATTGTTTCTGACCAGCTCCAGCAACTGCTCCGTTCCTGTGATCTCTCGGTCAAAGCCGTTATTATCCAGAAGCTGGCTCCTTTTCTTTTTTACAGCGACAAGCTCTATATTCAGTGTATTTTGCCGCTCAATAAATACCGCAGGGTCGATATACCTCTTCGATACCAATCTGCTGAGTATATGACCCTGCTCCGTAAGCTCCATGATTCTGTTACTGCAGTCCCCGATTTCCTGCTCCTGCTGCTCATCCATTCGGAGCTTTTTAAGCATATCCAGCAGGGGAGTGAGGATTTCGGTATAATTGCTTATGAGCTTGCCCCACATCACGCCGAAAGCCCATTGAACGTCATCCTCCCGTATTGCCTTTTGGCTGCATTTGGTGTTGTCTATAATGTGCTGGCGGCAGCACCATTGGACCTTCTCATAGGGCTTACCGATGTAGATTTTCTGCCTCCGGAACGTACCTCCGCATTCGCCGCATAAGATTTTACTGCTGAAGGCGTACCGGCATTGGTATTTTTCCGGATCGTCCATCCCCATCTGCTTTCTGCGGTATTCAAGGATTTCCCTGACCGCCTCCGCTTGCTTATGTGAGATAATGGGTTCATGGTTGTCCTCAACCAGATATTGAGGAAGCTGACCCTTATTTCTCTTTCGCTTAAAGGGAAGCACCTCTGTGGTCATGGTTTTCTGATGAAGCAGATTTCCGGTGTAAATGGGATTTAACAGCATTTCCTTTATCACGCCGTCATTCCACTTCTCAGCCGAGCGTATGGTGGGGATTCCTTCCTCCGACAAATCCTTGGCGATTGCATAAGTACCCTTGCCGTTTAAGTATTCACGGAAGATGCGGCGGACGACTGCGGCTTCTTCCTCCTGAATTATCAGCTCACCATTATCATCCTTGGTATAGCCGTAAGCGGGAGTGCCAAGGATGAAGGTTCCGTCCTGAAAGCGTTTTATTGCCGCCCATTTGTTGTTGGTTGAGATGCTTTCGGACTCACCCTGCGCCAGAGAGCTTAAAATGGTCAGCATCAGCTCGCTTTTCTCCGACAGGCTGTCGATATGCTCCTTTTCAAAATATACTGCGACGCCAAGCTCCTTCAATCTCCGGAGTGCCTGTATGCTGTCTACCGTGTTTCTGGCGAACCGGGTCAAGGATTTTGTGATAATCATATCAATCTTCCCATCCTCGCAGTCCTTCATCATCCTCAAGAAGTCATCTCTTTTTTGCAGCTTCATCCCGCTTTTTGCTTCATCGGCGTAGATTCCGGCAAGCTGCCAGTTCTCTTGATTTTCAATTAAGGCGGTGTAATACTCCAACTGTGCGGTAAAGGAATTCTGCTGCTCACGGGAGTCGGTGCTTACCCGGCAATAGGCGCAAACCCGCTTTTTCGGCTGTAATTGCCGAATGACCTGTTGCTTAACAGGATCTATTCTTACCACGTTTTTATTCATGTGTTCTCTCCTTTCTCTTATATTTGACCTCCTGTTAGCAACACACATTACCACACAAGCTTTGAGATATCCAGGTGTTTTTACACATATACTCCAGAAAGCTCCGGCGTGAAAGTCTGACGGTTCAATTCGTCGATATTTTTATACTCAGCAGGGGAGATAAGGCCGTTACGGAGCATTATATCCAACAGCTTCACCGCCACCTTATATTTAACCTCATTAGCTGCTTGATTCTTTGACATATCTCTCACCCTCCGTTCGCTACAGAGAAAGGGAAGGACTTTGATAATCCAGCTGGATTTGGCCCTCCAGCGGCGAATAAATCTCGACACCCAGCTTATCCAGCCCTTTTATAATCTCCAGTAATTTAGCTGTATCCCGCCCTAAGCGGTCAAGCTTCTTTACCAGCAATACGTCCATTTTGCCATCTCCGGCGGCCTTCATGATCTCCGCGAGACCGGCACGGTCATAATCCAGACCGCTCCCGATATCCTCAGATTCG